TCACATCACCGGGCAGTCGTCAAACTCTCCCGTTCTGGCATCGTTGATGATGTACGTAATCACCCCGAAAACAGGGAGTGACCCCGTATACCCACCTTCATCTTCCGGTAGCTCTTCTCTTCGGCCATTTTCCAAATTGATCAGATGTGGAGTCGGATGCAGGCGATAACGCTTTATCCTGAACTCCCCTTCGATAGCACACACAAGCAGTGAACCATCGAATGGAGAAAGCGAAGAGTCGACCACCAGCAAGGCCCCTTGTATAACTCCTTCACGGAAATGAGAACACGCAGCTCGCATAAAGTAAGTCGCCGCTGGCTTGCTGATAAGCAGCCGATCAAGAGAAATACTTGTTTCGGCGAAATCAGCCGCTGGTGATGGAAATCCCATAATTGAGCCCTCACTTGAATACTGGATAAAAACACAGTATAAATACTGTATACATAACCAGTAAAGAGGGAGTTAATCATGTTTGTGGAACTCGTTTATGACAAAAGGAATTTTGATGGTTTGCCTGGTGCGAAGGACATCATTCTGGGTGAATTGAGCAAGAGGGTGCACCGTATTTTCCCTGATGCTGATGTAAGAGTTAAGCCGATGATGACGCTACCGGCGATCAATACTGATGCCAGTAAGCATGAGAAGGAGCGGATCAGCGCCGCTGTGCAGGAAATGTTTGAAGAGGCTGAATTATGGCTTGTGGATGAATGAGTGATTTCACCTATACTTGCGCCAGCGCCATGGCATGAACACCTGGCCTACTGCTGCGGTCTGTGCTTGCATACCACGGTCGCAGCAAACTAACATTGAGCGCTTTTGCTGCTCACTATCTTTTCCGTAACGCCTTTTGCTGCTACTTTCAACGCCCGGTTAAACGCAATAACGGTTACAGGCTTACCCTGATACTTGACCCTGTTAGAGTGGCTCTGAAAAATATAGATATCATCGGGATATTTTTCTCTGCGTCTCTGTATGAGCTCGCAAATCAGAGGGGGAGCCTCTACCTGAACACTCTTAAATCTCGCCCCCTTTTCGAGATTCAGATATTTTCCGTCAAAGTTCCTATGCTTAAGATTGATAACCTGGCCAACACTAAGTGGCACCAGGCAAAGAAAAATCCATAAATCTGACCATGTATCACTGATATCTTTTAGCTTATGGGATATTAGCGCTATTTCTTTGATGGTGAATTGGCTCATTTTCCAGGCTGCTACTTTTTTGTTCTAAATCCGCAATGACTTATAACATATATTACATCGATTAGTTACATTTCACCCCTATGTCAAATGGTGGGTCGCTTTCAGATATACGTTCCACCATTGCCTCAAAAATTACTTTTCGACTATGACCGATTCAACATATTGGCGTTTATCAACTCGCGGTGGATATCACCTGGTTTCCCTCAGTGCGAAAGCATGGGGAAAGCCATTATGATGGCGGTTCGGCAGAGCAAAGCGCTGTGGCGTTAATTTTCCGGACGCGGCGGCCACTCAATTTCCGGTGCCGCGTCCAGATCGAGCGCATCAAGTTTCTTCACATACGCCCGCCACAACTTCAGCTTAGCCAGGTCATCATCAGTAATGTCACCCAATTGTAGGTCCAGAACCCATCCGGCCATGATCCGGTTAGCTTCTTCCTTCAACTGCTCACGCAACGCTACAGAATCAGCCACATCATCAGCATGAGTTCTGATATATGGCGCATCAACAACCCACTCACCAGTGAAGCGGTTGTATGTCATTGCCCCCCCGGCAAAACCATCCGCAACGATTGCCGGGTAATTCAGGCCGCCGAACGCCGATGCGCTGGTGCTCCAGTCTCTATTATTTTTCTGGCTTACGTAGATAGTCTTCATTCTGTGATTTTCCATACGTGAATGCGTACTGGTGAAACGGTGGTGTAGTTTGTCGTAAACTCCTGGCTCGCCCCGCAGTTCAGAGAAATTGTAACAAAAGCAGCTTTGCCACATGTCATTACAATTCCCTCGCCCTGCGAATAGCTGGAAATCATCCCATAGCTGTTGGGGCTCGAATAAATCCAGGGTGTCGTTGTCCATTTCTGCAACGTCGCATGGAAAATCTCACACACGCATATCACGGGGGTATTATTGCCAAACGGATTTTCAAAAACGGTTCTGCTGCCCAGTGCTGGGTTTGTTTCCGGAGAGATAAGCGCATAATCAATGCGCGCATTAGTGGCGATAATTTTTGCAAGTAACTCAGCATCCCCAGCAGCGATAGCCGTAGCCAGTGCCAGTGCATCGATGCTGCCGCCATTGGTGGCCTTAGCTGCGTAACGGACCGTCCAGCAACCATACTGCCGGTTTGGTCGGATTTCGGTTACGCCATCCTGGTATATACCATCGTAAAGCTTAGCGTTAAAACCCAAAGGAACCCCAGAGGTTAAGGACGCAATCGTCGCCCCTTGGGTCGGTGGTGACACGGTTTCTCTCTCTAATAATTCAAACGCGCCATCGACAATTGAATCATTGCGCATTAATGATGATGTCGCGCCAAGTCGTACCACGGTCCCTTTGATGTTAGGTAGCGCCGAGCCAGCCATAGTACCTTCTAGATCCGCGACCCCACCATCACCAACTTTAACCGGAATCTTTAAGGACCCTGGCTGAACGCCGTTATCATCTGGCAGGCGCATTTTCCCCGGCGAGGACTCCAGCACATAACAGCCGCGGTTAAGCGGGTCAGCCTGCCATTCTGCTTCGGTACAGGTTGGTAGCTTACCGGCCAGCGCTTTCGCGTACAGGTCAGCGAAGATGCCTGTCTGGTCCACTTCCTGCCCGTCGCGCGGCGCCGTACCAGGCTCCAGCGCGGTGCGCATTTCCTGCCAGTCAATCTGGCCCAGATAGCCAGGCAACATGTCAGCGATTTCGGCTTTGGAAAAGACTTCCAGCGTGGCACGCGCCTCAGGGATATTTGTGAGATCAGACAAGTGCTGATCGACATGTAGCAAGTTTTTCGGGTTAACCTGCGATGCATCATGCGCCGCATTTGTTGCTGCAAGTTCTGCCGCCGCTTGTGCTGTCTCGGACTTACCTTGTGCCGCCTCTGATTTCTGCTGTGCCGCCTCCGCTTTTCCCTGCGCTGTCTCCGATGCTGTTTTAGCGGTTTCAGCATCAGTCTTGGCCTGAAGGATGATCGGCTTGTCGGTCGCTACCTGCTGCGCGTCGGTGTTGATCTGCGCTGCCGTCGCTGACAGGTCGTCTGGGTCCAATGCTGTCAACAGGTCGTTAATCTTGCGCCACGAGAAACCGGTAAGCGTCGTGCCGTCAGGCAGGAGGACATTAACGGTATCATGGGATGATAGAACTGCCTGCCAGTTAATTGCGTTCTCATTTGCGACGCGCAGTGATTCGGTCACCTGTTTATTTAGCTCTGCCGTTACACGTAGCATCGTTTTGCGCGGAACGGCCTGCCATGCCACGCCGGTGGTTGTAGGCCCGGTGAACGGCAGGGATAACACCAGAGCTGTATCGCTCGTTACAGAATCAACCGCCAGCGAATAGACGGTTCCTCCTACGGTAACCACCACAACATCGGCGGCGGTCATATCAGCTGTAAATGTTGTGCCAGTACCGATTACGGCGGTGCTGCCATTAGTGAGCTTTAAAGTGCCTGCTGACATAAAAGCCTCTTGTCAATTTTTGGATATGCGGAATCCTGCGCGGAACACGCAAAATTTATAAATATTAAGTGTGGGAATATCCCAATGAAAAAATTTATCGTTCGTGGTGGCAATGGTGCGCTGATTAACGATTCGGAAAAAGGTGTAATGACGGGCCATTGGCCCCATTTTAACTTTACGTAAATCGATCTCGTTTTGGTGATACTATTATTGACATCCCGCTAAACATAAGGGCTGCGTTTGATGAACTTGAGCCAGGGGCTACACCCCACTCAACTTTAATAGGAACATCAACCGTGTTCGCTGGTATGTCAACATAGCCAGTAGTGCCAAGTTTTATCGTCTGATCAGATTGGAACCAGCCATTAGTGAAGCCAACGCCATTTATCGCTTGCCCACCTATCGTTACCCTCGCCCTGAAAACACCAACTGCATTCACAATATTAAACTGGAAAAATGGTATAGAGATTCGGACGTCAAAATCAACGCCACCAGCCCAAGTGACCGTTCTTGAACCAGAGCCAGAAAGCCCCGTTAAATAAAGCGGAGGCATTGCGTATGTGACTGACAAATCACCCTCAATGTGCGAAGCATAAACAGTGCCATAAAATACACTGCCTCCCGTTTTGTTTAACTGCCATCCGGTTTTGTCTGTTACGCTGAAGTTAGTGGATTGAATGGTGTCAGAAATTTTCGCCATATCAATTGTTGCGTCTTTTATCTTCACACCGTCAATAGATGCATCCTGAATAAACGCATCGGTAATAAACGCCTGCCCACCCTTCACCGCAAACGGTGAGAATAGCTTGTCATCGCTGCCTGAGAGCAGTACGAACTCTTCTGCGTTAAACGCAACACGAGCGACGGGTGGCTTGCCGGGCTGAGCGATTGCCGCAATCGACATACCCGCGTTAATTTCCTGTCCGTTGAATTTCACACCGACACGAAGCGTGTGGATAGCGCTGGCGCCGTCCGAGTCAACCATGGCGGTCAATTTGTCAGAAATTGCCGCCGTGTTGGCTGCTACCTGTGCCTTCAGGTCGGTGCCTAGTTCAGCCATGGCTTCGTCGACTTTCGCCACAGTGGTCGCTACTTGCAAAATCTCGGCGCGTACCGGACCAAGCTGTGCAAACTGGCTATGCAAAATGCTTCCGCCTGCCAGCGCGTTCTGCCAGTTTGCTTCAAGGCTACCCTCAACACTTTCTGTAAGGCGCTGCCCATCTTCCGAGGTTAGCAGGCCGTCGGTTATGTCCCCCAGATAGTCGGAGGGGTTATCGTTCGCCATCCCCCGGCTCCAGCCAGTCCACCCGGACTCATTTCCGCTCTTATCTACTAGCTGCGCGCGGTACCAGAACATCTGCCCCGCTTTGAGCCCGAGCTGGATGTATTCTGATGATGGATATGGCACATCGCACAGCAGCAACGGATCAGACTGATCAGAGTTGGGAGTGTACTGAATTTCGGTTTTCAGCGTATCGGCAGTATTTGCCTGGAATCCCCAGTTCAGCTGAATCCCCCAGTTGATGCCGGTCGCCACAAATCCGACAGGCTTTGGTGGGTTGCCCACTTTGCCGGTCAGCGTGACCTCTTTCGAGTATCCCCACCCGGACGATATTTCCGCCGCATTGATTGCGCGAACGCGGACCAGGTATCGGCCGGCATAGATAGATTCAACCTCAAAACTGGTTGTCGAACTGCGAGGCACGTTAACCCAGTTGCCATCATCACGGCGCCACTGTGCTTCATAGGCGATAGCGTTATCCACAACCGACCAGGTCGCGCGCAGCGTTTCGACACTGATGCCCTGCTGCACAACGGAATAACTCCCGATGGCAATATCATCAGGCGCTGACTGGTTGCTAGGTGGAATGACGCTGACAGGCCGCTGGTCAATAATGGCGCCAGTATCGATCCGGGCATACTTATCCGGGTCATGGGCCGCGCCGGAGATCGTAAATGTGCCGTCGTTATTATCGGCGACACTGACAACCCGGTATTGCTGGGCATAGAGTTCGTCCGATTCGACAACCCACACACATTCCGCCTCTGGCGTCTCGCTGAATGCCGTTGTGACGGTTACCGTGTTGTTGTTTATGGCCTGAATCGTCCGGCTCTGTGCCGCACCGGATGGCAGGTTGAGAATCAGACGGTTGCCAGCAACAGCATCAGCAACCCGGTCAAGCTCAATGACACGACCATTTACCGAACGGACACGCCCACCGGTCACCTTTCCGGAAAGCAGCTCATCAGCGACCGCGATGATGTACCCCGGCTGCGGAATGTTTCCGTCCAGCCCGACATCAAACGAAACAACACGATCCTTGTTGTTGGTGAGAATACCCCAGCGCCCCTTTCGGTTCGCCTCTGACTGCCGGGTGCAACCGATGGCTGTCATTTCCAGCTGATTGAATCCGTAACGCGCCACCAGAGCCTGCTCAAATACCGGTTCCATCGCGTCTGCATAGGCGTTACCGGGATCGGACCATGACACCAGCGCGGTGGTGTAGCGACTTTTCGTGGTGCTGCTCGAATAGGTAAAGCGACCGCCAACAACGTTGGCGCGGGTATAGCTGTAATCCACATCGCGCGGCATATCAGCCAGTGCCACGATCTGATCACCCCCCCAGTAGGTCATGCCACGGAAAATAGCAGCAAAATCCCGCAGGACAGTGTAAGCGTCATTCCGGTCCTGAATGTACACGTTGCAGGTATAGCGTGGTTCGGTACCGTTGCCCCCTTTGCCGTCTGGCACCATCTGATCGCAATACTGAGCAACCTGATAAAGTGTCCATTTATCAATGTTTGCAGCAGTCAAACGATGCCCAAGACCGAACCGGTCAGAAACAACCAGGTCGTAAAAAATCCACGCTGGGTTATCTGTCCACGCCCACTTAAATGCGCCGGTCCATGTCCCGCTATAGATACGGTTTTCAGGGTCGTAGGTATCAGGAACGCGAATTACACGCCCGCGCGGTTCGCAGGAAATCTGCGGAATAGAACCATTAAACTGGCTGGAGTCAAATTCGATGTAGAGTAGCGCTGTGTTGGGATAGCGTAACTTGGCGTCAATCACCTCAGTAAAACTCTGCAACGTCATCGTATCGCCAATCTTCGCGCTGTTGGCGTCAGAAGTAATCTTACGCAGCCTGATTGTCCAGGTGCTGCCCTCCTGCGGCAAATCAATACGATGACTCCGTTCATAGCCCGTGGTGGTTTTCCCTGATACACGAGTACTTAGAACTGTTTTCCATGTGCCGCCGTCCGTCTGCAGGTCGATGGCGTAATTTATCGTGTATCCCACCAGGTCGCCGTTGTCCTCCTGTTTGAAAAGCGAGGGCCATTTCAGACGCAGACGAACTGCTGAAAGTTGCGTATTGGTAAACGTGCGCGTCCAGGCTGTAGCGCTTGAAACCTCAGTTCCCACGCTGATCTCGTTTTCTGTACCGGGAATACCCTGAATATATTTTTGCGCCTGTGTTCCTGCGCGAAACTCCCACGTCACGCCGCTGAAGTTTTGGGAGCCGTCGGCATTCTCCAGGGCCGTTCCGTCCAGGTAGATATCTTTGCCGGTTAGCTGCCCTGCAAACTCCCCTTCCCCAAGCGCAACGAGGATTTTTGCCTTCGCTACAGATTGCAGATCATCAGGCTGTTCGGTTGGGGTTCGGGAACTTGAGCTGCCGCCCTTGCGGCCCTTTAACACTTTTTCTGTAGCCATATTGCGCCCATAAAAAAGCCACCCGAAGGTGGCTACTGTTTGAATATCAGGATGTTGCTAACTGTTAACCCTGGTTAATGTGTGAGGTCAGCTCGCCAGTGGTGGGACACTGGCGCACCAATATTTCCAGAGGGATGGCTGTATACCTCTGCAAAGGATAAATGGAATGTCAAATCAAGATATTGATAAGTTAAAAGAAGACGTGCAGATACTTCAAGATCGAATGGGTGGGGCTGAATACCTAGTCAAAATCTTGATTCAAAAAATGCACACTAACGAAATAAAGCAAATCGAAAATGATATTAAAAGTAATATCAATAAATTTGGCGCTAATAGTGCAGTAGCCAAAATCCTTGAAGAGTCATTACGTTTGCTTGGCAAGTAAATCTTCAATTCCTTTTTTAGCGGCATGAGATACTGCCGCTTTTACTCTCTGTAATTCCTTATCCTCTAGTTTGTGTCGCTCAGTAATATCTTTAATTTCTTTTTCGAGTGCTTCAATTCGTTGTTCTAAAGTCATAACTATCTCCCACCTTTCGGCTTACTGTTTGTCTTCAACATATATTCCCGCCGACACAATCGCGCCACCGATTCGACGGCGACCGTAGAGAAGCGGTACCGGGTAGCCTTGCGCCGCGGTATTTGTCACCCCGCCGAACGCATACGATGCACGGTTATCTGCGCTTTGTTTGCTGGCCAGACCTGCCGGTTGAGGTGATAACATCTGGACAACGCCTCCCAGCATCATGGCTGCACCGAATTTTGCAGCCCCATACCCCACCGCTGATAGAGTGCCACCTGTAAAATAGCCAATCGCTACACCAACGACGACGAGAACAGCGCCAAGAATTGTTTGTAATACCCCGGCTTTTTTACTTCCTATTACAACAGGTACAATTCGAATAACTTCACCAGTTACCGGAAAACCAAAATCATCCTTTCCGATATTTTTTTTATCTTTAAAGACGGCGTAAGTCAGGCCCCTTGCTTTGCTGGTGATCAGGAATTTCTCCAGCCCGTTTATAGTTTTTGTAAGAGAATTGATCGCCTCAGCCGTTGTGCGTATTAATCGATGGTGAACCTTTCCGTAGGTTTTACCCAAAACACCGCCAAGTTCAATTCGGGTCATTACCTCTGACATTTTCTTTCTCCATAAAAAAAGCCACTCGAAGGTGGCTTAGCTTATTTTTAACTTTTCAAAGGCATGATCTGGCAGCCGTGGCCCAGTGATCGCTCCATCCCTTTGCGACGGCGTAAACTTTTACATCGCTTCCGCCTGCTTCTGATTTATCGATATTCACTACTGAAAGAGCCCCGAATATATCGTCTGATGCTGTGATTTTGTATCCTGACTCAGTGGGTATGCTGGAGCTTGAATATCGTAGCTCTACCCATTTAGGAGCAAGGCAACGGTTAACCTCATCAATAGTTTTTGTTGAATGCTCTGATAGAATAGGTTTTTGTTCTTCCAGTGAGGAAACAGAACACCCCATCTGCAGGAAGATAAAAATTGAGAGGATAATCTTTTTCATCGCACATCAGTCCTTTTGACAGATTGACTCATAAGAATCAATTTTCTTTTGGTCTTGGTCATTAATAATGATGATTGGTCCATGATTATTGACCTTTCCATCTTTGACCTCAATCCGCACATAATATGGTTTTTTACCCGTGTATGCGCCGTATGAATTTTTAGCATTCACATAACCGCAAACATATCCAGTATTTTCACCGAAATCACGGAAGAATGATTCAAATTTAGCGCTATCCGGATCTTTGAGGGTGTCTTTAACTAAGGACTCCCCCATGTCAATAAAATCCTTTTCCGAAGGTGAGCAACCAACAATAATCAGGCTACACGCCAATATCGAAAGAAATTTCCTCATATCCCTAACCCCTTTTTTCGTTTTACAAAAGGTTAGCACAGAGATTTGTAACGGAGAATCTTCATCGTTCGTTCCTGCCAGTAGCCACCATACGGCACGCGCTGACTTAGGTGACCGTACAGGTGGTGCAGCAGCATGTTTCCATCCAGCAGGATACCAGCATGGTTCCACTTATTGGCTTGGACCTGCATGATCACCATATCGCCGGGTTTCGGTGGCCCGCTAAACTCGCGGAATCCGCATTCATACCAGCAATCACGGTAAAAGTTCTCCGGGTACTGGTCTTCCCACCAGGGATAATCCACGCGGTAATCGGTCAGCTCAATGCCATGCGTCTGCCGGAAATAACTCATCACCAGCCCCCAGCAATCGAAATGTCCGAGCACAAACGGACGCTCCAGCAGCGGCAGTTCCCCACGCGGTTGGATGGTGCGTAAATCCCCCTCTGGCCAACTCACAATATGCCAGGGTAAAAGCGTTGCGTCACATTGCGCTTTATCCAGTTCGCTCGGTTGCGTCGTGGCGTCAGGGTGACTGTGAGCGATGGCGATCACCGTTCCCCAGTCTTCAGCAGTTGCATAGTCTTCGGGGCAAAGGACAAAATTGTCCTCCGGCGCCGCGGCAAGATTCCGGCACGGGAAATAACGTTCAACACGGCTTTTCTGCGCTACTACGCCGCAACACTCGCGAGGATATTCAGCTGCAGCATGCGCCATAATCGCATCGATGGTTTTCTGACGCATATCAACTCCTGATCAAAGACGTGCCCGGGAAGCCACCAAACGAGAGTTCGTTATTTTCGCCGAATCGGAGTTTGCAGGCCGTCAGCGTGCCGTTGCATTCATCCAGCGACGGATCGCTTACCGGGTTGTTGTTTTTGTCGAAATAGTGATTGCCGGCATAGTCGCAGCCGTCGCCGGTACGATATTTATTCCGGATGCACCAGGTACACAGGGAATAAAGCTGTCGCGTCGGGATCATTTGCCCCTGCAGGTCCATCGGGCTGGACAGAACAAATTCAACGGTTTCACCGGCAAGCTCGCCCGTTTTCCCGTCGATATACCAGACCTGCAGCTTTTCCTGAGCCGGGTCTGCTGTAGGGTTGCCGTCTGCGAAATTTATGGCATCGAGATATTTCTCTTTTGTGTCGTGAATAATGACTTTCGCCTGCAGCAGATCGTCATACGCAAGACACAGGGCAGAAATGGAGCTTTCGATGTTCGCTACCGTCAGGGATGGCGTTGCATTGCTCCCACTGGTTGATTTCTCCAGACCTTCCAGTTGATATGGCCAGGCGGCATATTCATTTCCCTGCCACCAGACTGGTTTTGCCGCAAGCTTGGACTCATCCCCACCAGCGGCGATGATTTCCGCTTCTGTGTGGGGAATGCTGTAATTGTGAAAGCGGAGGACGTCTGTCAGACCAAAGGAAGAACCGTCCACCTCAATCAGACGAACATCGTTTCCGGATTCCAGCTTCTGATAATCTGCGTTTAAGCTCATGGTTTAAATGCCTGGATGAATGTTGCTTCAAGGTTGAATTTTCCCGCGCCCAGCCCGGTGGGTTTATACGTTTCGCAACGATACAAACCCAAAGGTTCGAGCGGCGGCTTCCACTGGAAGGCTTTCGTTCCTTCATGCCTGTCGAGGAAAGACTTAATGGCAGAAATGTAGGTTTCGTTGCCAGTAAAATTGAGCGTCCATTGCTGAGTTCTGGTGTTCAGTCCATCCCCTGAAACCTGCTCATATCCATCGCCAAACTTGGCTTTCCTGACGCGGAAATTTGTATCAGCCTCAGCGTTAATCCGTGGGCACCATGTGAAAGTTTCGATGGCCATATTTATCGGTTTCCTTTCATTGCGTTCCAGATGTCACCGCCGGGGCGGATATCACGCATTACATTCTGCTTATATCGCTGATCAACGAATTTCCCGACTTCTGCACCAAATTGCTCAAGGCCTGGTGAGGCTTGAGTTTGAGTGTTGCCGTTGCCATCGATGGTGATATAAACCTGTGGCGCCGAAGATACAGACTGACCGCCGCCAGCGCCGACAGTTCGAACACCAAGAGAACCATCCGGCGCGCGGGTCAGCGGCATGATTGCCTCCGGCCCAGCCTCGCCCATGATTCCGGCCCCGCCTTTTGCGAAAGCGAACATAGTAGGGTTTCTGACGATCCCATTACTGAAAGCGCTAAGGGATGGCGAGTCATAAACACCGCCCTTCGCATTAAACTGGAAGCTCGATCCATAGTTTGAAACTGCAGTCCCAGTACTGGCTGATGCACCTGCCCCACCGCCGAAGAAACTACCGACACTACCGATAAGAGAGCCAAAGATGCCAGAACCGGAAGAGGCTCCACCCATCGCGCTGACCACCGCCATCTGGAGTGCCACTTTTTCAATGATCTGCAGGACAGAAATACCCCACGATTTCCAGCTAACTTTATTGCCTTCGAGCATTGAGGTGACGTTACCAAACGCGCTGTCGAGTGTAGTTTTCACCCCGTCAGAAACCGTGCCGGATACGTCACTGATTTCATCAAACCAGTTGGCATAGCCGCGTGATACTCCTGACATCCAATCCGCTTCAGCTGCTGCTATCGCCTTGTATTTCTTATCCAGAGCATCGAGGGCTTCGCTTCGAGCTATCACAGCCTGGGTGCTTTTGTCGCCACCTGCTTTAGCAAAAACACGGTCGATCTGTTGCGTCTCGTCGGATCGACTTCGCTGGCGATCACTCATGCCTGCTGTGTCGGTTGTCAGCATCGCCTCATCCCTGAATTTTCTGCCAGCGTCCATTAAATCCTTTAGAGCACCTGCCTGCTCACGCATTTTTTTAACGTTATCGTCTGCAACCTGAGTCAGTTTTGCTAATTCTTCAGCCTGTGCGCGGATTGCCTTGCGTTGCTCGTCGGTCCATTTAGTGCCTGCCTGGTGTGACGCCGCGTAAAGCTCGGAAGCTTTTTCTCCTTCCGTCGCCCGGATGCGTTGCACGTCGATAGCCACGCTCAGATCGGCCATTTTTCGGGAATACTGTTCGGCGGTACTGGCCGCTTCGCGCTCGGCTTTGCTCTGTGCTTTTGAGGCGGCGGTAGAGGTTTTTTTCGCCTCCGCAGCTGCTGCACCCTTTTTAGATGCCTGATCTTGGTTGTAGATATATTTCGTATAAAGCGCCCCCGTCAGCTGCAGGTCTTCTGCTTCATAGACGTGCTGCTGATGGAGTTTTTCTAATCCACTGAGGCTGGCCAGTACGTTATTGCGGCGCGAACGCTCCAGTGCGGTTTGCTGTTGCGGTGTTGCGTTCGCCAGTGAAACGACGGGCCCGGCATATTGTGGCGGCTTGGCTCCAGCGGTTGCTGACATTGAGCGGTTAAGCAGGTCATACGCACCTTTCAGGATTGAGACGGCACCAGCCTGTTCGATAGCCTTTTGCGTGGCCAGATCGCTGGCATTGTTTACCAGTTTCTGCGTTTGCTCGACTTTTGAGGCTGCCTGTTCGCGCTGGTACTCCAGTTGGTTCAGCTTATCGGTAAGCTCAATGTTTTTGGCCGTGATGTCGGCCTGGTCCATAAAAGTGTTGATCAATGTCCGCGTTGGATGAAGGTTGTAGTCCTGCTGTATTTGGTCAACAGCCTTAAGGCTGTCTTTCACCTTCGCAATCTGAGAGTCGAGGTCGGCCAGGTCCTGTTTTTGCGCCTGTAAGGATGTACGAGCATCGGCGGCCGTGGATCGCAGACCCAGAACCGACATTTTCTGCAGCTTGCCGTTTATTTCATCCAGATTATTGGCAAAGCCGACAGCCTCTCGGTGCACCTGCTGGGTGTGCTGATAAAGACCATACATCGCTGCGCCAGCACCGATAATCACACCGGGCCATCCGCCGAGAATACCCAACACCCCACTACCCAGCCGTGACATTACCGAGGCTGTATTGGTGAGGTTGTTAACTGCAGAGGCCCTGCCAGCAAGCGCCGTATTCAGTGATGCCTGAGCTGCAGCAAGATTACGCTCAGCGACAATCTGAGCCTCAATGCTCGTCGCCGCTGCGCGCGCCTGTTGAGCACGGTAAACAGCCTGCCGACCAGCGGCAACGCTAACCTGAGCGCCGCGAACCTGAGCCTGCGCCAGTGCGACCTCGGCGGCCGTATTAGCGAGCACTGCCCGGGTTGACTGAGCGACGCTGCCAACCATATTGCCAAAATAACGAGCGAGGCCAACACCAACCAGAATACCGGCTGTATTTGCCACATCATCGATGTTATTCGCCAGACCATCCAGCACGCCAGAAAGCGTGGATGATGCGCCGACAGCATCATTCGCCCCGCCAACCCATGCAAGGAAGGCATTTTGCACTTTCTGTGCAGATCCGCTGATGGATGCAGGAAGGGTGTCGAATTCTTTACGGAGGATCTCAACGTTGGTCAGAAGCGGGACGATCTTGTTGGTCGTCAGCTCGCCGTTGTTGGCCATATTTCGCAGCCCACCAACAGTGGTACCCAGCCCATCAGCCAGCAGTTTCGCCAGGCGGCCGCCGTTCTCCATGATGGAGTTGAATTCTTCGCCTCGCAAAACGCCTGAGCCAAGTGCCTGGCTAAGCTGGGTGATAACAGAACTCGCCTCTTCGGTACTGGCGCCAGACAGCTTCAGTGAGGTTGCTACGGTTTCCGTAACTTTTGCGACGTCAGCAGAAGCGTAACCGGCATCTCGCAGGGACTGCGCAATTCTGCTGTACAGGTTGCTGTTTGCCTCGAGGGATGTTCCGGTGCGCTGGCTAATCTCCATCAGTACGCGCTGGGATTGCACGTAATCCTCACTGGAAGAGGACGCAAGGCGAAGACGCCCATTCAACTGGTTCCACGTGTCGGCAAACTGAATCAGCTGATGCGTAGCAAATGCACCAGCCCACGCACCGGCAAGCCCGGCAGCAGAAGATCGCACGGTAGCAAGCTGAGAGTTCAGGTCAGCCAAAGAACGCTGAGTTTCACGCGTGGCCGCTGCAGCTTTTTTCCCGCCCTGCTCCATAGTGCGGTAGTAATCGGTCCCCATGCGGGAAGCTCTGGCGATCTCAGACTGGAAAGAAGAAGAGTTCGCCGATATTTTGATGATTAGCTCGCGCAGCGTTGCCATATTTCACCCATAAAAAAACCCGCAGCCGCGGGCATCAAAGACTGGATATCCATCCTTCAAGTTCAGAGACTTCAGCGCCTTCTTCCTGCTCACCCCATTTCAGCATCACGTCAGGAATGGTGAATTTCCCACCCTGAGAGTTCAGCATTGCAACGGAGATCTGCGCCGCCTGTGCATCGGCGCGCCAGTCACCAATCGGACTGATGCGGTCGAACTCGATCCACATTTTGAGCTCGCTGGCGGTCATGGTCTCCCGCAATTCGTGAAGAGTGCGCCCCATCCGGAGCGCCAGCGACATCAGGAAGAAAGTCAGCGGCTGCTTTACGGCTTTCCCGCTTCTTCCTGACTCATACCGAGGTTGAGGGCCTGAGCCAGCAGGCGGGAGTGCACAGGTCCATAAATTTTGGATACCTGCTCCTGATCCTCATCGCTGAATACGCGCTCGCCGTTTTCATCCAGCAGAACGTCAATAAACAGAACCACATCAGCCTCTTTGTTACGCAGAAACTTTTCCGCCTCCGTCAGCGTCGGTGGCTCTTCGCCATCGGCGAGCTGGGGATTAACGATCTCCCGGAATTTCACCCAGGCATCGCCAGAGGGTTCACGCAGCGTTACCTTTGCGCCATCCCATTCAGGGACCGTGATACCTTCTTTGGTGCGATAGGCTTTCGATGCTGTAAGCGCCACGTTGCGTAGTGAATTCTGTGATGTTTTTTGCGCCATTTCATTTTTCTCTTGTTACTTAGTCGAAGTAGTTAAAAAAAGCGGCCGAAGCCGCTCAGGAACCTGATGTGAAAATGCGTTTAGGCTTACCCCGAACACGAAGCGAGTACGTAGCGCCGACAACTGAAGAGGTTCCCGCAGACCATGAACTCTGGCGTACTTCCACCAGCACGTAAAAACCGTTGCCAGATGGGAATACCACACGCAGAGCACGCAGTTCGTCATTTTCGTAAGCGGTCTGCAGTGCCTCCTGCGCTGCTTCATCGCCAACCCAGTTACGGGTAATGCTCATTTCAGCAGGCGCGGCGAGGCCGTTGGTTTGCTCTTGTTCAGTTGAGCACAGCGTGGTTACGTCGATATCCCCTTTCTGCCCGCCGGTGAAGGTGATCTCCTTTGTTGCACAGGCTGCTTCCAGCCAGGTAACGCCAGAGCCAGGGAAAGTAGAGGAAGTAAAATCCTCCGCTGTTACGGGTGCGTCGGAGACGGCAAAGTTCATCCCCTTTGTGACTTCATACTTACTGGTCATGGTTTCTCCAGTTAAAAAAATACCGCCGAAGCGGTCTGTTATGGTGGGTAAGGTTAAACGGTTACCTGAAATTCGAGCGTTGCCCGGTGATAGCGCAGATCAGGCTCATAGCCTGGCGTTTTAACAATGCTTTCCGGCTTCAGCACCTGCAGGGCATCAAGCGCCAGATTCCTGATCGTGCGCGCTTCAGTGATGGTGCTGGAATAAACATCGACCTGCACCGAAACGGCAGATTCTGCCTGTCCACAGAGAACATCAGCGGCCACGTCGGTAATAATCGAGAAAATTACCCAAGGCGGAGAGACTGAAGGCTTCCCGTCACTGCCGAGCGGTGCAACGTAGGGATAAACCCGCCCTCCGGCCAGCGGCTTCAGCAGAGGATAGAGATCGTCTTCCGTCATTTGCTTAATGCCTCGTCAATGGCCTGGTTCATGCGCCTGATAGCGACCTCTGTCGCCTGCTCCTGGCGAACATCGAACGCGGGACGAATGAAAGGATGCGGTGGCATGTTAATGGTACCCATTTCAACAAAGCGCCAGTAAAACGCATTTCGCGGGTCGCTGGCTTTCATGGTGTTGTCGCTATTACCGGTTCGCATGTTGCGCCCACGGATATGAACGCCTGAAGAAATTTCCCCGCGGCGGCGGCTTTTTTGGGTCAGCACCACCACGTTTTTTTTCAGTTTCCCGGTACGCACTGGCGCGCGTGCGATCACTTCTTCCTTAAGCACTTCGGCCCCGGCGCGCGTGGCATCACGCAGAACCTTGTTGTTCTCAGCGCGGCTAAGCGCCCCCAGGTCCTTTGCGATATCATTTAACCCGGAAAAATCAAGGCTCGTCTCAATCATTTTTCAGCCCCCAGCTTGCACAATATCTCAAGACGCTCCCCCTTTTCATCGGGGATAGGCGGGCCTATAACGTTAAGTATTTTGCCTCGGTATGGTCCACTCAGGACCTTTATCCTGGATGCTGCCGTTATTTTTTCTCCCGATTTTCCGCGAACCCATACCCTGACATCAGCCAAGGCAATTTCGGCGCCTGCTGCCATTAATTCTCTTCCGCTCCGGCCTCTGATATCTGCGCGGATGGTTTCACCATCCACCCATGTTTGAACTGGCTGGCCTGATGCGTCACGAATATGTACGGGGTTTTGTATTACAATAATTTGTATGAGCTTACCAGCGGATATAGCCATGAATGCCCTCAAATAATTGTCGGAAGTCGGAGATCATGAATTAAAAACGACACAGAGAAAGGAAGCTCTCCATGAAGTAAATCTTCCTTGTCAGCTAGGTCAGGATTTCGGTACAACATGCCCACCAGACGCATCGTAGCGGCTTTCATCCGACTGAGCGCCTCACCCTCTATTAACTTTCCTGTCTCATCAACGACCTTGTCCCGGCTTCCCTGGATAAAAGCCAGCAACACCGAACTGGCTTCCTGTATTTTTTCCTTAAGTGGGCCGTCGTCAGCATCATGATCAACGTGCAGGTGTTCCTTAATCTCATCCAGTGTCACAAGTTCAATCATGTGTTACCCCTCCCGTCGCGGCCACGCTTGGCTGCAAGGGTCCAGCCTTTCGACCCTGCCTCACCCGGCTTGTCCTGGGTCTGCTCGTCGCAGTGCCATAGCGAACCGCCCCATGTAACCGTGTCGCCAGGCAGATATTCCTGACCGGATTTGAATACGCCCTGATAAATCATCACAGGCACGTCAAAGGATTTGGTTTCGCTGGCGCCACTGGTGCGGTTAACCGTCAGGGTGAAGCAACGCTGCTCAGATTGTTGGATATCAATACCCGCCACACCATCAACAAAACACTCCCAGCCACGCATACCATTGGTTTTCTCGTAAGCGCGCCACAGGCCACCGTTATGCGTTGCATAGCTGCCACGTGGGTAGCTTTTCCCCTCATCAATGAAAGGTAGAATCTCCAGTGACAGGGCGTCCCGGCCATTTTCTCCATCTTTACCCGGCTCTGCTGCGGGCAGAGCTGCAATCGCCTCATTCACCAGCGATTTCACATCTGGCAGCTCCGGCATGGATGCGGAAACCATCTCCTGAATCATCGGCTGGACATCTTCAGTTGTGACACTTTTACCGTCCTGCGGCACAGGAATGGCTGCTACCGCCTCGCTGACAGCCTCTTCAACTGCCTGTTTAAGCGTGGCGGGCTCAACGTCTTTCCCATCCTTCGGAGCAGGTATCTCAGATACTGCCTTGCTGACCATCTCCTGAATCATCGGCCGGACGTCCTCAGGGGTGATACTTTTACCGTTCTGCGGCACTGGAATGGCTGCTACCGCCTCGCTGACCATCGCGGCAATATCAGGCAGTTCCGGCGCTGACGGTACTGGTAATTCAGCAATTGCTGCCTTTACCATTCCCGGAAAATCGGGGGCAGGCGTAGAACAGATTTCTTCAACCTGCTTTGCGAGTAGGGATAGCTTTTCTTCATACTCTACTCGCTGCGCCTTAAGACCTTTATTGAAGCTGTCACGCATTTCAGCGAGGACCTGACCAAATTCCTCGCCCAGCACCTTTATCAGGGATAGTTCGCGTTCATTCATTTGGTAAGAAATCCTCTGATCATGGCTTTGGCCGCCGATTGCTCAGCGTCGGTTAAAGCCTTTCCTTCATTCGGTGAGACTGATGACTGGGACGAACTGTTTTTACCAAACGGATCATCCGAAGCATCACGGCGCGCCAGCGCCGCAAGGCTGAAGTTCTGCTGTTGAAGGTAAAGAGAGTCGCCACCGGCCAGCGGAGGAAGATTCTCAATTCTCCGTGCTTCGTTTGGTGTAAGGATGGTGTTTTTCACCCCGTCGCCCAGGGATTTGATGCGACGTTCGCTGTCCATACGCAGCAGTGCATTCACGTCAAACTCAGTTCCCGTATCAGCCTCAAGTTCAAACGCTTCATCCAGTAATAATTCGATGGACTCAATCAGGGACTGAAGGCACTGAGAGTAATACTGCTGATCCTGCGCTTCGATGTTGTCATGTGTTGGTAGTTCACCGATGCCAACCTTATAAGCCGGTACGTGAAACACGGAACAGACAATCTGCGCGGTCATGCGGAGTTGTTCGACGGTCTGCGCATCAGCAGCTGAGACCGTACGGGGAACATATTTCGCGCCATTACTCAGAATGGCGGTTTTACCCGCATTTTCTCCGGTATAGCCAGTGTCCCAGTTTTCTTTTATCTTCCTGGCGTTCTCTTCCGTAATCGAGCCCGGAACCTCGATAACACCGCTGGGTTTCCCGCCATTGCGGAAAAAGTACGCTGAGCTTTCCTGAATATGGTGACCCTGCATAGCAGCCAGACCAGCCGCATAAATCGGGGAAAGACCAATAAGGGGATGGAACAGACAGTTGAACCGATCGTGAATAACCTCTCGTGCCGGCACTGTCACAGATGATTCAATACCTGCCATGTTATCCGGATTGATCTGGTAGAAGACCGAGCCATCATCAGCTACCAGCGGCGTAACTTTGTCCCAGTCCAGCAACCTCAGCTCAGTTATCTCACCGCGATTATTCCGGATCTTGAGCGCAACGGTATTACCTTCGCACAGCTTGGAATTCAGCCAGTGCTCAAAGAACTGGATGCGGTTCTGAAAGGTATTTGGCCTGGAATACAGCGCGGCTATCTTCCCGGTTTTAATTTCCCGCCGAACGCCATTTGAATCCTGTTTCATCAGGCGCGGAGGCATTTTAGAGATATCACTTGCGATCAGAGATATGCAGGAAAACACAGCATAATAGGAGAGAACCGTTTTGGGCTTAATTTCCATGTTCTGCTGCCAGGCCCCGGCGTAGGGTTCATGGACATAACTGAACATTGGCGTCCAGCCGCCACGGCTGACAGGCTGCTGTAGATTTTTGACTTGCCCCTCATTTTTTCGGAAAGGATTCCACATTAGCCGTTCTCCGCTTTACGCTTATTCTTCCTCACTCTGGTATTTACCTCGGTGAAATATTCAGCCTTACCGAGCAGAACCAGCACCTTTGCGCACCGATCGTCCACGGTTTTTACGTCTCCCGTAACTGAGTCATGAGTGCGTTGCAGATATCTGATTTTTGCCATGCAACATGGCGGGGCTTCCCCCCGCCCTCCTTCCGCGATTAGCTTCCCTGGTTAGAGCCGTAGTTCACACCAGAAATAACCGCCACCGCTGCCGTGCGGCGACGCTTCCAGTTGATCCAGCGCTCGGCACGGATAGCCACGCTGTTCGTCTGGAACATGGAAACCAGCTCCGTTCCGGTTGGGCTGACGCTGTCGCCAGTAGGATCGCTTTCCATTTCCAGAGAGGCTTCACGTGACATATCCACCGCCACACCACCGTCGTCAGCCAGATAGATATCCGGTGCGTTCAGCAGGGTCAGATTGCTTCCGGCGTACTGGGAAACGATAGCCGGAAGCCCCTGGAATGTGCCGCCAAGCAGGGTCATTTCCGGATACATTTTCTGGCCCAGTGCATTTTTCTTCATGGACAGCGCCAGCGCATTAGTGCTGGACATGATCCATACACCGCCAGTTGGCTGAAGGTTATTGGAGACAAACTGAGCGAATGCCGCTTCAGCATCTGCATCCGGATCGCCGGTGGATGGAACAGCCACAATACCGTTGGTAATTGAGGCCGGAGAGACGTTAGCAACTTCGGCTTTCGCCGGGTTAATGAAGTCAGTATCCAGGCGTGCAATGACCGCTTCTGCCAGCGCATTACGCACCAGTGCGTCAGCTGCCGGATTGGAGAACCGGATCAGCTCATCAGTCAGCACCGCAATGGCTGCGACTTTGGCGAAGCTGAACGTGATGGACTCAAAGTCGAATTTGGTCAGCGGCTTGGCCTTACCCTGACCTACCCAGTTTGCAGATCCGCCGGAAGTTTGTGCCGGAATGCGGATATTGAACGGGACCTGGCGCAGGGCTGGAATACCACCCTGACCGAAACGACCGATAATGGTCTGCGGGCGAAGGAATTCAACAAAATCATTTGCATATTCCTGATACTCCACCAGCGCACCAGCCCACTGAGGATCGGTCGTTGTACCAGCACCAACAGCGGCTTTCAGCACATGGTGAAGTTTTGCATCATCCGGGTACTGCTTACGTGCAATTTCCAGCGCTTCAGAACGGCTGCCGTTTGCCGCCGCCAGTGCTTTGGCAAAACGGGCAAAGGCGATGCCTTTCTCCAGATTTTGCTCAACGCGAATGATCCCCGGTGCGTTTGCTTTAACGGTGGTGACTTCGCCACTGGCTGCTTTAGATACCGGCTTTGCCGTTGATGCCAGATTGCTTTCCATGTCGCGTAGTCGCTTGAGGTGCGCATCAACGGATTTAATTTCTGCGGACGTGTTGTCGTAGCTCTCTTCTTCTCCAGCGTCCAGGGTGCGCCCCTCTTCAGCCGCCTTTGACATCACTTCATCGAGTGATGCGGCCAGCGCTGCACGCTTCGCTTCAAAGCTCTTGATTTGTTCTGCGATATTCATCGAATTGTTTCCTTTTTTGGTTTTAAGTGCTGTAGCGCCAGCGGTTTTAGAGGTTTTCACTACCGGTTTCTCATTGCCTGACGCGGCGAGAAACTGGCGGTCGAAAGATTTAACGGTCTGGATGGAGCATTCGGCATTGGCCGGAATGGTCACCGCCGAGACCTCAAGCAGGTCCCAGGACAAAAAGCGAATACCGCCTTCATCCAGGAAGGAATACTCAATTGGTCGGAACCCAATCGACAGGCCTCGTACCAGCCCCGCCTTAATCGAAGCCCAGGCTTCATCAAGACGCGCGATCAGCTGTGATGGCATGTCGGAGGTTGGTTTCACGAGCTTTGCTGTGATTTGCAACCCCTCTTTCACCATTTCGGGCGTGCAGGTGCCAATAGGCTGGGAGCGGTCGTGCTGCCAGAGGAACGGCGTGTCGCTGCGGAATTTCGCCCCCTCTGGCTCCATGATGTCACCGTCACGATCGGGAGAAGGCGTTGAGGCGATGCCGGTGATAATCCGTTCATCCTCATTTACTGACTTCACCGTCATGAGGGTGCAGGCGCGTTTAAGCGTCATTTGCTGTCCTCCAGAAATGAAAAAACCCGCATGCGCGGGTCATTAACTGACGTGTGTGTTAAACGAAAAATACCTGGTAGTCTTTTTTGACCGGTTCGGGGTTCAGCGCCATTAACGTTACGGCGTTGAATGTCGCCATCAGGGGATCAATTTTCCCCTTACCGCTGGCCTGTTTGGTGATAAGTATGGCGTTACCTCGCGGTTCAACGCGTGCGTTACCGACGCACCAGGCCATAAGAGGCTGTCCACCGTGAAGCAGAACACCTTCAGCGAGCTTGCGCTCAGTAGTTTTAATAGCACCGCCGAGCTTCCAGCCCTGGCTGACACCCGTCACAGCCTCATCAGGAATGCCGGCCTCGCTGAGCGCGTCAAGAATTTGCCCGACTTCAGAGGGGTCAATACCGATTTTATCCAGCAGTTCTGCTTCATAAATTCGGCTGACATAGTCTGCAACCTGCTCAATATCCTCACCGACCCGCTTAACGATCGTCAGGTCACCAGCCCTCTCAAAATCTTTCAATTTTGAAATTTCACTTTTGCGCCTTTCCAGTGCGATGGTATGCGCCCAGGCATGACACCAGCACAACCACTCGCGAGTTTCGCGATCGCGCCCGATAACAGACAGGCCCAGAAGGTCATCGAGACCACCGCCATCAATACCGACGGTGACCACCTCGGAACGACGAAGAATATCCTCAAAAGTGACGCGCCTTGCCTGTTGCTCCCAGAAATCGACACCCGCCCAGCGGTCGCTGCGCAGGTTCAGCCCAATCTCAATATTCAGGTGTTTTGCCAGGAACTGCTGCAGCGTGCCGTCCGTTTTGGCCTGGTTTTTTCGAAGCTGGTCAGCTATCCACTCTGAGCTGACCGACCGCCCGATATTCGGGTTGGTGATATAGAAATTTTCTGACTCGAGGTAGGCCTTGCCTTCCACCATCCGTTCCGGGAACTCGTAAAGAACACCCAGCGTTTTGGGGTCGCTTATTTTGCCGTCCCGCACGCTGCGCCAGTAATCCAGCCGCTCCTTGAATACGCCGGCGGGCGGCTCATCGCTCTGAGTGGTAAGGAATATCACCCACCCCTCGTTACGAGATACCTGTCCGCCCAGCGCTTCCATGAACATCGCTTCAGCATTGGCGCGCTTTCCGAACAACCAGAGTTCGTCCACCAGAATGCGGCCCGACTTTTTACCCGATACGGTATCCGTATCGGCGGCCACAACCTTCAGGGTATTGCGTGTCACCCTGTGGGTGATGGTGCGAATATGATCCTGAATCTGGAACATATCGGTCAGCTCATCGTCAGCCCGTATCATGCCTGCGGCAGGTTTAAAGCTGTTATCCGCTACCTCCTTTGTCGGCGCCAGAATCAGATGTTCTTCATCCTCTCGCCAGCAGAGGATTAGTGCGGTCAGCATAATGCCTGCCGCGATGGTCGATTTGGTGTTCTTCTTGGATATCAGCAGGCCGTACTCACGGATCAACTGATTACCCGTTTCAGCGTCATAGCCGCCGAAAATTGCTTTTACAAAGTCGAAAACCCACCCTTCAGAACACTCGCCGAATGTTGGCTTCCCGGGCAGGTCAGAAACCCGCAATTCACGGAATATCCCGAGCGCCTGCTCTGCCTGGTCGGGAAAAATCGGCGGAGGAATGATTGATTCGCCAGCCACCAGGCGTGATTCCCAGTCTGTGCAGGCTGTAGTCCACTGCGCCATGATTTACCCCTTGTTATTTACCACGAGCTTTGGCGGTGCCATGGCGCCGAATTTACTGGCACCGGCGGCCACCTTCGCAGCGGCATTGCGCGCGTCTTTTTTCCCGGTCTCGCCCTTTTTGGGGTGGATATAGGGAAGCATCGCTTTTGCGGCATCCTTCCTGACGTCAATTTCTTCGGTGGCATCATTCATCACTGCCATCAGAAACTTGAGCGGGTCGTCGAAACTGCCGCTAACAGGTGGCGCCTCCAGCGGGGGTGTCGCTGCCTTATTTTTCTCATTGTTGTTTACCGCTGGGGTATAAACATTCTGGCGGTAGGTCGGTACGTCGTCTGTCTCGATCACTTCCTTTTTTTTACGTTCAATAAACGCGATGACCTCCGGGTCTTTTGCAAGCTGCGAACCCTTTGACCGTGCGGATTTCTCAGAGTATCCCGCTTTTATTGCCGCATCTTTTTGAGACATACCGGACATCAGCGCGACGGCGAATTTCCGCTTTTGCGCTGTTAACATGTTTACACCCTCCAGAGGGGAATTTTTTCTGTGCGTGAGAGAGGGGGCGGTGTCCAGGGCGGTCGATGTTTACTCTGGATGATACCCCCCCCGGGGGTTGGCAGGCTTCAGAGTCCTACAAAACCAGCTCCACGATTACCTTCAGGCACATCATGGTGCAGGGCTTGCTCGTCAGGCTGTCCGGAGGCCACTTCACGCGCTGACTTGCCTGCGTGACATTCAGTGCAGAGTGTCCACAGGTTCCGCTCTGAGTTATCGCCTCCGAACTGAAGCGCGATGCGGTGGTCCAGTTCGCTGTCAGTAAGATCGACAACCCGATTACACATACAGCAGCGACCACCATCACGCGCATAGATTCGACGCTTCAAACTCACCCTTGCACTTCCACTTATGCGGCGCTGCTCACCGGAAACCGGCTTTATACGACGCGTATCAATGGCTTTCAGGCGTGGCTTTAACGTTGTGAGCTTAGACATGTAACCTCCTGGCGCGTCGGCACTCTGTTCGTGGCATCACAACCTCATTACTGGAAATATTGCCAATCGCCACGCTCGGCGGCGCTCTGTTCTGGGTGTTAAGTCAGGATGGCGCTCTACCGGCTCTCCGTCTGCATGATCAACCAGCGAATAACACGGGTAAATCACCTCGCCGCCATATGCATCACCAACGGCATAGTCAGCAGGCTTGTGGCTGTCCCATCGCGACAGCACCCGTTCAAGGTGGTGTGGCGGCACGCTATAACAGACGCCGTGAATCAGTCGCGGCAGCGTAATGTAATTGGCCCGCGCTTTGTCGGCCGCTATCAACCGTTCTGCTATCTGCATCTGATACTGAGGTGGTCGGCCAGTGCCGAGATAAAAACTGATTAGATGATCTGGATATTCTTCTATCCATTTGCGGAAATTATCAGCCGATTCGGACAGCGGCAACGCATCATCTTCGATGATTACAACCCGACAATCCTGCTTTGAAGCCCATTCAAGCGCGCGCCTGTGATTCCAGTTAGCGCCGTTATTACCTTCATCAATAAGGATGTGGGCACCAAGCTCACCTGCCAGCAATGCTGCTGAAGCAAAGCGGGTATGGTGTCCAACCACAACAAACTTCACTTGTGTTTCCACCATGCGCCCTCCTTACCGATGCCGTCAGTTTTGAACACTGTGTGCACCAGAGGGCCAGTGACAAGCCTGTCGGCAAATGACTGTGCAACGATGCCAAAAGCGATCATATCCCCCACCGCGGCACCGGCCTGTTCTTTCTTCCAGAAACGATAACTCTCGATCCGGTAGTAAAGGCGGATAATGCCGTGGGCGAACGCCATTACATCAGCGCGGGTGCCACCCAGCAGACCAGCGTTAAGCATCACATCGTTGCGGTGCGCTTCAATGAATTCCTGATAGATGCGCTCCGGATGATTCTGCTTTGCCCAGGTGTCGGCGTAGGTCTTCGGTTCTGAGCCGAGATAAACCTTACCAGGCTGCATTTCCTCCCACGGTGCGCGGAGCATTTCGACATCCGTACCATCGGTACACCAGACGAACCGGTATTCAGGGTGATCACGCAGGTGCTGCCAGATGTGCAGCCAGCGCCGGAAGTAGACATTCATCTTCACGTCAGGAACGCGATAAAGCTCAACGTCTGCCGGTGCTGTCTGCAGTTCATCCACCAGCGCGATACGGCCACAATTTCGAAGCGAGACAGCCCACTTGGTCAGCATGTCAGGTGCGGCCGCCATTTTCGTACCGCGCTGCGGGTCCAGCTGACTGGTGAGAAGCGCTGTGATAACCACGTCGCGCTGCTGGCGGTATTCAACGTAACCAGTAAACCCGGCATCACGCCGTTCGTTGTGGATCTTCACGTTACGTTCCACCAGCGTCTGGCGGTCTGGCCTCGGCACCGAACGCTCCACAGCCTCATGCTCATCGAGAGAATGGATCAGGTTTTCTGAACCAACCACATCACCGTAAGCCCACGTCGTCAGGCCAGCATTATGGATGCGCAGGGCGAGGTCGCTGTGTTCGTACATGCCGCGACCGTACACCGGGTCGAATCCGCCCACCTTCTCGATGGCGCTGCGGTGGTAATACAACATCACGCCGCGCTGCCCGGTATACGCCACATGCTGATCGTCACGGTAAAGCACCGAAAGGTCATTCAGCTTATTGCGGCCAGCCAGATCGAGAAACTGGTAAGCGAGGTGCGGCTCTGGTGATTCGATATAAGGCAGATGCCAGTTATCAGCGATGGGCCAGGCATCATCGTCCCACAGGAAAATATGCTCGCACCCGGCATCCATCAGGGCTGATAGGCTGGCGTTCTTCGAAGCAACAATGCCGAGTGATGTTTCATGGCGAAGCAGCTGCACGCCGTGGGGAACTACCGCTGCAGGTTTTGAACCATCATCGACTACCACCACCAGCGCGCTGGCGGGAAGATGCCTCATGTGCTGTTCGAGTGCTCGTTTCAGTACTTCTGCGCGATTATGCGTTGAAATGGCTATGCCGATTCGAGAAGAGGCGTTGCTGGCCGGGGAGTAATCCACTCCATCAATTGTGACCTGCATAAACTCTCCCGTCAGCGGCAGCGCTGATGCCAGATTAGGCCACCGGGCAGGCACTCTTTGTGAATGGTCTTGCGGACAGCCTTCTCAAAGGCATCCATTGCTTCTGTCTGCTTTGCCGCAACTCTAGCTGTGTTTTCCATCACGTTCTTCAGAATGCCTTCAATGTTGATTGAAACGGAATGCGAGGAATCAGCCGCAGGCTGCTGGGGCGTAGGGTCTGAGATGAATGCATCATTAATAAATACCGTAGCGGCTACTTGGGGAACGAAAGGTTCTACACCATTAATCTTCCCAATTTTTACTCTTACAGTGCCATCGCCATCCTTCTGGTCGATGTAACCACCAGTGAAATAAACTGGCAAGCTATCCCATGATTTTGGCAATCCGTACTCGTCAACACTTAGAGCAATCAGTTTAAAACCATCAGGCATCATGATTTTTTGGCTACTCTTGTGTTGCGTGTCGCTATAACCTTCACGCGTAAACCACCCAACGATAAACCCTTCAAAGTTGCTACCAGAATGCCAATCAGGTTTCACGGCATACAGATGCACGCGGAATTTCTCGCCATGTTTAACCTGATTTCCGAATCCATCATTGGATATTGCTCCAAGCGGTGGAACCATTACCGCTACTTCACAAATTTGATATGTCTTAGACATGGTTTTTTCCTTTTAGGTGTGAGCCTGTCGCACGGCAATATCGCCCGAGAGCAAACGGATTGCCCAGGCTCACTACTGAAAGACTCTCTTTGATGTGCGCGTGCGAGACGCATAAAAAAGCCCCGCTATTGCGAGGCCGGTGTGAGGCTTACTAGTGTTAAACCGCTTTATCTGTATCAGATACGCGAATATTATTGACCCCTTTAGCGGTAACAGTTGTTACCAAACGGCCATCTCCACGCGCTGCATTATTTTCCCACTGCAGTGGGCGTAAATTACTTAACTCGTCAGTCCCATTATTCGAAACTGTCTTAATATGATCGATTTCCCAACCGTACACACTGTTACGGTCACCATATTTATCACGGCTGATCCAAGCTCCACACTGGTCTTTGCGCCATTTATCTTTGTCATTGTTAGAGGCAGTATCAGCCTTCTCCCAAACTGCCTGAATATCTTCTTCAGTCCATTTTCCCATCAGTAAATCCTCAATTCATCGCCTCACCATATATACATTGAGGTTAACTAATTATTTTTCAACACTGTGATTTAATTATATTTTTTGGAGTTATTTGGAATGTTTTATGGAATTATTGGAATTGTTGCAGGCACTCAGTGAATGCCTGCTGTAATGCCATTATTCGCCGAGCTGCAACACACCGTGCGCCAGCGAATCTGAATAGGCGATCAGCCCGGTGTATTCAGGGATAATCTCACCATCCTCAGCTTCGAACTCAGGGATGGTCCCGGTGGTGATGGTGTATTGTGGCTGGCCATCTTCTTTCGCAAAGGTTGCCAGTTCTTCAATCTGTTTTGCCGTAAGAACTACAGTCATGCTCATTCCTCAGTTGTTAAAAAGCCCCGCTATTGCGAGGGTACTAGTTGCCCGGTTCGCTGGGCCAGCACCGGATGCCACCCAGTCCGGTTTGCTCATTCGTTACACCACTATTTCGATTCCAGGGTGGCGGTGTTGCCGCTAACCACTTCCACCTTAAAGCACTTATTGGTTAACCAGTCCCAGTGCAATACACCTGAGAGGATAAGCAAAGGCTTCATGTAAGGACGGATGGAAACCTTTGCTGTTATGATTCCTGTCTTAATCATGTTCGGATCCTCGCATTGACATTATCGAAGCCCCTCACCCTCAGTGAAGAGCTTCTGTAATGCATATGGCTCTTATCTCAGCGCAGCCCCTTGCTGCGTGCCGGATGCTCGGTGATGATCACCAGCGTTGAGATGGCTGAACCGGATTCACGCCATTTCGGTTTCTCCAGCGGTCGCCAGAGCCATAGCGACAGGAGAGTAATCAAAAATAAATACACCATTTAATCAGCAGTCGGCGTCAGGGCGGGCGACTGCACGGCATGCCCACATGCAGGCTTCCTGCATTTTGGTGCGGGCAATCGCCAGACAACGCAGAGCTTCTGCACGCTCTTTTTCAGCCTGGCTGCCACTCTCTACAACCTCCAGAGAGAGGTGCGTGCGTTCAAGGTCGAGAGTTTCGCAAAAATTACGGCTAATCTCTTTCAGACCATTCATTTGCGCGATATCGTCGGCGGTCAGGGATCGATACCCCTTAACGGTACTGCCGTCCTGCGGTTTTGCTTCGTTCATTGCTTTACCTTTTGAGTTGGTTGTTGGCGTTGCTGTTCGATGTCGCGGATCCCCCCCAACTGGTTATTGGCCTTCTCAATAGCTGCCAGTAGCGGATTAATCCACAGCACTGCCTGGCAATACGTTATTGAGCTGGCGGCAGCGGCGCTATCACCGGCTGCGTCAGCGTTCCCGGTATCGGTGTGCATTGCGCTGGCACGTAAACGGTTCGCGTAGTTGAGCAGCCCACCAGCGACATCAGCAGGAACAGGCAGATCACAGGTCTTTTCACGTTGGAGAATCTCCCGGTATTCGATGACAGTTTTCTCGGTACCAGCATCTATCAGCGAGTTCATGCGACTGGCGTTCTCCGCTACCAGGTTAAACCGGTTGAAGTTGAAAGCCTGCGTGGTTATTACCGTCGCCTGTAATGCGTTGTCGCTGCGAAGTACCCGGTTGTCACTCTCGGATGTGTTCAGCGCGGCGTTGCTGCGCACCAGCAGTACACTGAGCACCGCAATGATTACGACGACCACCAACAAAATCGCCGAGCCAATAATGGCGGTTATACGGCTCATGACATAATCACCCCAACAGCCAGAAACCACGGCCACGCATCATTGCCATGAAAGGCAAGCAGGGCGGCGATGAAGAAGCAAATCACATTCACTCCAGCCCCCACATACACACTTCACGCTCAATCTCACGGCGTGTCATCAGCCCCACCCACTTCTTCTTCCCGGCGTAAATCCAGACGCGAAGATGATCACATGCGCCTTTCGTATCGCCCAGGTTGATTTTGCGTAACAGCGTAGAGGTTTTGAAGTTGCCAGCGCCGACGTTGTACGCGAACGAATAAAGCGCCCCGCGCATTGTTGCCGGGATAGGAACCTTGATGTAAGGGTCAATCTGGCGCGCCACAGTATTCAGGTCTTTTCTGAGAAGAATACGGCACTCCGCCTCGGTGTAGGTTTTCCCAAGCATGATGTCGCGGCCTGTATGCCCGTAACAGACTGTCCACTTATTTACCACATCCTGATAAGGCTGATAGCGCACACCCTCCAGACCATCATTACCGGTCGGGCCAGTGATAAGCGCGGAAGCGATAGCGATAGCGCCAAGCGGTACCGCCGCAATAACGCTATTCCTCAGCTTTGTTGACATAGCCATTAAGACGGTCCTCCCGCTCTTTTCGTCGGTAATACCAGTTCACGCCGCAGGTGATAACGGTGCATGCGATACCGACAATAATTGCCCAGTCACTTAAACCGAGTCCTGCCACTTTGTCGGCCAGCATCCACGATACCTCTTTAGTTATTTCGGCATGGGCCTTTGCAGAGACACCGCAGCCAGTCAACGCGGTTCCCGTCCCATATGAAAGTCTGCTGTAAATTGTGCTCATTCGGGTCAT